GCATTATTTAATGCGGTTATCGTTAAACCGATTGAACAAAACGAAGAAATGTATGGATCAATTGTAGTACCAGATATGGGTAAAGATAAAAATGAACATGCGGTAGTAGTAGCAGTTGGACCAGGTCAACATACACATTTAGGACATTTTATTGAGTCTTATCTTAAAGTGGGAGACGAAGTAGTTTTACCAACTCAAGGATTTACAAAACTAGAGCATAAAGGTGAAGAATATTACATTGGACCAGAAAATCAAGTATTAGCTAAAGTTAAATCATCAGTTGAAGATGTGTTAGCTCAAACAGAACCACTTAATGAAAGTGAATTAATTAGTGAAGAAGAATTTAATAAATTAGAAAATAAAAACAATGAGTAAAATTATAGAATTTGGCCCAGAAGGGAGAGAAAAATTAGTAAAAGGTATTAACACATTAGCAGATGCTGTTGTATCAACTTTAGGACCTAATGGTAGAAATGTTGTAATTGAAAAAAACCATGGACAAGTACAGTCAACTAAAGATGGTGTAACAGTAGCTAAACAAATTTCACTTAAAGATCCAGTTGAAAATTTAGGTGTTAATTTAGTTAAAGATGCATCATTAAAAACAGCTGATAAAGCTGGAGATGGTACCACAACTTCTACATTATTAGCTAGAGAAATGATTAAAGGAGGACTTAGTCATTTAAATAATGGAGCTAATGCAGTTGAAATAAAAAGAGAAATTGATAAGTCTGTAGAAGAAGTAATTAAAAGTTTAAAAGATAACATATCAGAGGATATATCATCTGAAGATCAATTAGAACAAGTTGCTACAGTTTCTGCTAACAATGATGAAGAAATTGGTAAATTAATTGCTACTGCATTAGATAAAGTTGGAGACGAAGGTATAGTTCATATTGAAGAAAGCAAATCAGGTGAAACTTATTTAGAAACTGTTGAAGGTTTACAATTTGATAGAGGATTTAAATCACCTTATTTTGTTACTGACAATAATTCAATGACAAGTACTTTAACAGATGTTAGTGTTTTAATTGCAGATCATAAATTTACTAATGTAAAAGAATTATTACCTATTTTAGAAGGTGTAGCTAAACAAGCTAAGTCTTTATTAATAATAGCTGAAGATATAGATCATGAAGCTTTAGCTACTTTAATTGTTAATAAACAAAGAGGTACATTAAATGTTTGTGCTGTTAAAGCTCCTGATTTTGGTGATAGAAGAAAATTAATATTAGAAGATATTGCTATTATGACAGGTGGACAAGTATTTGATAAATCTAAAGGAATGAAATTAGATAAATTTTCTTGGGATTGGTTTGGTGAAGCTAGAACATCAACTATTAGTAAAACACAAACTACTATAATTGATGGTAAAGGTGATGAAGATACTATTAATAAAAGAATTGAAGAATTAGCCCACCAAGTTGAAGGATCAGAAAGTGAATTTGAACGTGAACAATTACAAAGTAGATTAGCTAAAATGTGTGGTGGTGTTTCTATTATTCATGTAGGCGGTAGAAATGAAACTGAAATGAATGAAAAGAAAGATAGAGTTGATGATGCTTTGCATGCTACAAAAGCTGCAATTGAAGAAGGTATTGTACCTGGAGGTGGAGCTGCTTTATTATATGCTAGAGAAATATTACCTGTTTCTACTAAATGTAAAGAAAAAATAGGTGCAGAAATTGTTTATAAAGCATGTGGTAAACCATTTGAACAAATACTTATAAACGCAGGACAGGATCCAGTAGAAGCTCAATTGGTAGGTAAGCATAAACTAGTTAATTCTGGAAATGATACATGGGCAGGATACAATATTAAAACTCGTTCAGTAGCTGATATGAAAAAAGAAGGAATTATAGATCCGACTAAAGTAACTAGAGTAGCACTTGAAAATGCAGCTGCAGTAGCAGGTACAGTATTACTTACAGAATGTATAGTAGTAAATGAACCTGAAGAAGATAAACAATCACAAATTGATCCCTCACAAATGATGGGAATGTAATATGGAAACAGTAATTAATGAACATAATGAACTAATAGCAACAAGAGTGCCACCTGGAGACAGGTGGAAACTTGTTTCTGATCCAAAAAAACAAGTACATCCTACTTTAACTGAAGTTTTAGAAGCATATTTACATAAAACAGGATTTAAAGGTGAATATAGATTAGATCCTATGGGAAGTAAATTATATGCTATTCATTCAACTGAAGAAGAAGTAAAACCAAAAGAAGAAAAAATGTATTCTTTATATGGTGAATTTAGACAAGGGGTTTAAGGTTGGAAAATTAAATAATATTTTGTATATTTAGGTTATGAAAGATCACGGATTATTAGTAGAAAAATATCGTCCTACAAATATAGATAATTATGTAGGTAATGAAAGTATTAAAAAGTCAATATCAAATTACATTAGTCAAAATGATATTCAAAATTTAATATTTTATGGGCCAGCAGGAACTGGTAAAACAACATTAGCTAAACTAATAGTAAAAAATATAGATTGCGATCATATCTATATTAATGCTTCTGATGAAAGAGGTATTGAAACTATTAGAGATAAAGTATCAGGGTTTGCTAGTGTAATGTCATTTAAACCCCTCAAGGTTGTTATATTAGATGAAGCAGATTTTCTAACTATACAAGCACAGGCATCTTTAAGGAATGTAATTGAAACGTTTTCAAGAACTACACGTTTTATTTTAACTTGTAATTTTATTGAACGTATTATAGATCCTTTACAGTCAAGATGTCAAACATTAAAAATTGTACCTCCAAGTAATTTAGATGTAGTGAATCATTTAATGAAAGTTGTGCAGAAAGAAGGTATAAAATGTAGTGTAAGTGACTTAGAAACAATTACTAATAATAACTACCCTGACGTTCGTAAGATGCTTAATACAATACAAGTATCTACGCAAAACAACCAATTAAAATTAGATAAAGATGCGTTAGTTTCTAATAACTATATGACAAAAGTAGTAGAAGAATTAGCTAAATCATCTCCTAAATTTAATGAAATAAGACAAATAATAGCTAATGCTAATGTTAAAGATTTTGAAGTATTTTATAGATTTTTATTTGATAATGCTTCAGATTTTGCTCCTGGAAAAGAAGGCACAGTAGCAATACATATAAATGAGTACAGTTTTCAATCTAATTTTAGAATTGATAAAGAAATAAACTGTATGGCCTTAATAAAACAATTAATTAATATTTAAATTTAAAAAAATGAGTGAAAATAATGTAGGACAACCACCGGTAAAATTAGAAGATACAACTTCATTTACAACACCAGAAGGGAACAAAATATTTCAGCAAGGTGTATTATTACGTAGTGTATCAAAATTTGTAGCAGGTACTGACGAAGACGCAGTTATGCCGATACCAGTATTTTTCTGCCCAGAGACTAAAAAATTAGTAGGACTAACTTTACCACCTGAGATTAGAGAAGAGTATAAAGATGATTTAATATAAATGACAGTATTTGATTGGTTAAATGAAATAACTATTAAAAAAACACCACCTAAGGATTTTACTCAACAAGATTGGGATGATTGGAATTCTTACATGGTACATAGATTTTTATCTATGAATATAAGTTATATTGATATAGTCAATTTTGTACAAAATATAAATCCCCAAAATAAAAAAGAGATTTATACTATTTATAGAGAGATGATTCCTAAAAGGAAAGTATGGAATAAATATATTAAAAATCAAAATAAAAAAGATCCAAAAGAATTATCTAATATCATAGCTAATAAATTATCTATTGGAAATGATGAAGCTAGTTCGTATATTCCAATATTAGGAAAGAATGGAGTCACAGAAATATTAAGTGACTTAGGTTACGAGAAAAAAGAAATAACTAAATTAATAAAAACAATATGAACTTACAAGTGTACAAATTTTTAAAGGCAGAAGCAGAAGCTGATAAAGCTAAAGCATTAGCTAGCATTCAACTATTAACTAACCACCCAGCTGGTATAGGTGATCATTCAACTAAAGATTATTGGGATAACTGTAATGAAGCACTAAGATTATTAGCTTCAGCAGATGAAAGACTAGAAATACTAGAAAAATATTTCAATAATAAAGAACAAGTAAATGGATAGTAGAAAAGCATGGGAGTTTAATCAGGAAAAACCAGTTGAAGCAGTAAAAACTACTCCAACAGTAGAAGCATTTGAAACAGAATACCCAGAATTATCTGAAGAATTCAAACAAATTACTATGGAGATGTATGAAATGTTTGCTGCTAAACATATGGATTATGGTTTAAATAATATTGCTTTGGGTGGTGATATTTTAAACAATAAAGAGGATAAAAAATTCTCATTAACAGGGTTAGCTATTAGACTTACAGATAAGATAAGTAGATTAAAAAATTTACTTGTTAATGGTAAAAATTATGTTAAAGGTGAAGGTATGGAAGATACTTTTGTTGATATAGCTAATTATGGAATAATCGGTCTTTTAGTAGGTCGAGATAA